GTGCGGACTTTTGAGAAAAGGGGGTGTCGGATTTTGGCACGGAAGAAAGCAACAATAGAAAGTCAGATTGTAAAAGAGATGAAAACATTAGGCGTTTATAAGACTGAGTACCGGAAACTTATTAAAATATTTGCTGGAATGATTCATCAGTATGAAGTATTTGAGGAACAGTTTGAAGAAAGCGGCTATAAGATCGAGGAAGAATACACGAATAAAGCCGGAGCAACTAATATGCGAAAAACTCCGCTCTATACGGCTATGGAAAGTTTGAGAAAAGACATTGCGGCATACTCCGACCGTTTGTGCCTAAATCCGAAGTCCCTTGAATCAGTTAAGATTGAAAAACAGAACACATCAAAATTAGCGAGTGTGTTAAAAGACCTTGAAGCATAAAAATTATAAAGTAGTCATGGAGTATGCCAAGAGTATTGTTGAGGGAAAGAAGGTTGCGTGTAAAGAGACCGTCCAGATGTGTGAGCGGTTTTTACGCGACTTAGAAAATGATGAATATGATTTTAATCCGAAAGATGCTGAATTTGTCATACAGATTATCGAAAAAACATTTGTTCATGATAAAGGAGAACGATTAGACGGTATACCGTTAAGAGGAGAACCTTTTTTATTAGAACCTTGGCAAAAGTTTATAGTATATAATTTGCTTGGTTTTTTCCATAAAGGAACAAAAATTCGCCGATTTAAAGAGGCGTTTATATACATTCCTAGGAAGAACGGTAAGACGCGTTTTGTAGCCGCATTGTCATGGGCTTTGGCGCTTCTTGAAAGGAAATCCGGATCGACTATTTACATTGTCGGGGCGGCGCTCCGACAGGCGAAACAGTCTTTTGAGTTCATCAATTTTAACCTGCACAAAATGGGAGAGGCTGATAATTTTCGCATTTTAAATAACAATCAAGAGAGTAGTATAAGCGGGAATTTAGGGGATGGTTCCATTCACATTGAAGCACTGGCGGCTAACCCTGATAAACAAGATTCGCTGAACTGTAATATTGCAATTGCTGACGAATTACACGCCTATAAAAAGGCGACACAATACAACGTTATAAAAGAAGCTATGAAGGCTTACACGAATAAATTGATGATCGGGATTACAACAGCTGGTGACGACATGACTAGTTTTTGTTACCAACGGTTGCAATATTGCAAAAAGATTTTAGATCAGACAGTGAAAGATGAGGCTTATTTTGTTTTTATTGCGAAAGCTGATGAAAATCCAGATACTGGCGAAGTGGATTATACTAGTGCAGAAGAGCATAAGAAAGCTAATCCAAACTACGGTGTGACAATAAGACCGAAAGACATCATGAATGATGCTTTACAGGCGCAAAACGACCCGCAACAAAGAAAAGATTTCTTGGCAAAGTCGCTCAATATTTACACGTCCTCTATGCGGGCTTATTTTGACATCGATGAATTTAGAAGATCGGATAGAAAATATGATTGGACTATTGAAGAACTCGCTAAAATGAAAATCGACTGGTACGGCGGCGCGGATTTATCGAAAATGCACGACTTGACCGCCGCTGCATTGTACGGGACTTATGATGGCGTGGATATTGCAATTACTCATGCATGGTTCCCAGTGGTGATGGCGCAACGTAAAGCTGAGGAAGATAACATACCACTATTTGGATGGAAAGACGACGGATGGCTCACGATGTGTAACACGCCAACGGTAAATTACAGCGACGTGATTAATTGGTTTGTCGAGATGAAGCAGAAAGGGTTTAAAATCCTACAGATCGGCTTTGATCGGAAATTCGGACATGAATTTTACTTGAACATGAAGCGAAAAGGATTTAACGTTGTTGATCAGCCGCAGTATTTTTATCGCAAATCGCAAGGATTCAGGCGGATTGAGAAGAAGGTGAAGGACGGAAAGTTTTATTACTTGCATTCGGAGGCATTTGAATATTGCGTGCAAAACGTTCACGGAATAGAGAAAACAGATGACATGATCCAATACGAAAAAATAGGAGAAAACCGTCGCATTGACATATTTGATGCGGCGGTTTTTGGTGCGATCCGAAAATTGGAAAACATGGAAAAATCAAATAAAGCTAAAGAATGGCTGAAAGGGAGTCGCTAGATGGGAGTATTAAATTGGTTTAAACGCAAAAAGACAAGAGCTGAGCCTGAAACACCTATCGGGTTATTCATGGCTGGTGAAGACCCGTCTATCTTAGTGTCGGGGTATTCGCGATTGTCTGACAATGCAGAAGTCAAAATGGCTGTGCATAAAATTGCCGATTTAATAAGTTCTATGACAATACACCTGATGCAAAACACGGAAGAAGGCGATGTACGAGTAAGAAATGAATTGTCAAGGAAAATAGACATTAACCCGTATAGCCTCATGACCCGTAAAGCGTGGGTGTATAACATCGTCTACACGTTGTTGCTGGACGGGCAAGGCAATAGCGTGATTTATCCGAAACTGACATCAGATGGTTTGATTGATGAATTAGTCCCATTAAGTCCATCCGGCGTCAGTTTTTTAGATACGGATGACGGCTATCAAGTTTTGTATAAAGGCGAAGTGTATAACTACGATGAAGTGTTACATTTCACGATTAATCCAGACCCTGAACGTCCGCATATAGGTACAGGCTTTAGGGTGGCACTCAAAGACATTGTGGACAATTTAAAGCAGGCAAACAAGACAAAAAACAGTTTTATGATTGATAAATGGAAGCCATCGTTGATCGTGGCTGTGGATGCTTTGACTGACGAATTGACAGAAGAGAAAAGCCGTGACGCGATTCTCAAAAAATATATATCGGAGACAAAAGGAGGCATGCCGTGGGTTATCCCAGCAGACTTGGTAAAGGTTGAACAAGTTAAACCATTGAGCTTGGAAGACTTAGCGATTAATGATGCGGTAGAGATTGATAAGCGGACAGTGGCTGGTATCTTTGGGGTACCTGCTTTTTTCTTGGGTGTTGGGGAGTTTGATAAAGGAGCGTATAACGCTTTTATTAATAACACGATTTTACCAATTGCAAAGGGAATTGAGCAGGAGCTTACAAGAAAATTACTTTACGCTCCTGATCTTTATTTCCGGTTCAATCAACGCAGTTTGTACGCTTATGATCTAGGGGAACTCATTGAAGCTGGTGCTGAAATGGTAGACCGCATGGCTATGAGGCGAAATGAGTGGCGTGATTGGGTAGGATTAGGGCCAGACAGTGAGATGAATGAATTACTAGCATTAGAAAATTATGTACCTGCTGACAGATTAGGAGACCAAAAGAAACTAATACAAGGGGGTGATGAAACTGAACAGGGAGATGAGACAAACGCGTAGCATGCAAACCGATTTGACAACCCGAGCCGATGAAGATGGAAAAGATATGGTGATTGAAGGTTATTTTGCCGTGTTTAATTCTGAAACTGAATTGTGGCCGGGTGCTTTTGAAGAGATTGCGCCTGGAGCGTTTGACAACACATTAAGTAACGACATTAGAGCGCTTATCAACCATGACACTGGTTTAGTGCTAGGTCGGAATAAAGCCGGAACGCTTGAGTTGAAGGCGGACAGTCGCGGTTTGTGGGGTAGCATTCGGATTAATCCGAACGATTCGGATGCTGTTAACCTGTATGAGCGTGTTAAACGAGGGGATGTGGATCAGTGTTCGTTTGGGTTCAATATTTTGAATGAAGAAGCTGACTACCGTGATGATGGCACTGTAAAGTGGAAAATTAAGGAAGTAGATTTGCACGAGGTTTCCGTTGTTACTTTTCCAGCATACGAAGAAACTAGCGTGCAGGCACGAAAAGCCGAAGTCGAACGATACCGACAACGGCAATTAGAACAACGCAAACATCAATTAAAAGAAAGGATGAAGAAAATTGGCTTTAAAACAGATCATGTTGAGTAAAAAAATCGAACAGAGAAAAGCGGCTTTAGCCGAATTGAAAGAACAAGAAGAAAAGTTACAGACGAGGGCTGAAGAGTTAGAACAGGCAATTGAAGAGGCGAATGATGATGAAGAAGTGGCGGCTGTAGAAGGAAGTGTGGAGGAACTCGAAAAGGAAAAAACTGAACTCGAAGAAAAGAAAAGCAAACTGGAAAATGAGATTGCGGATTTAGAAGAGGAGTTAGAAGAATTGAATAGTAAAGAACCGCCTAAACATAAACGGCAAAAGGAACAAGAACAAGGAGGAAAAAATATGAACAGATTACAAGTTCGTGAAATGATTAAAAGCGGTGAGTATTACGAGCGCAGCGAGGTTAAAGAATTTTATGAGAAGTTTAAAAACCTTCGCGCTGTAGGTGGCGGGGAACTTACAATCCCTGAGATTATCGTCAATCGGATCATGGACATTATGGGGGATTACACTACCCTATATCCGCTAGTCGATAGAATTCAAGTTAGTGGGACAACCAGGATTTTGATTGACACGGATACCACACCAGCTACGTGGATTGAGCAAGCTGGCGCAATTCCGCAAGGTGATGTCGGAACAATTACAAACGTAGACTTTGACGGTTTCAAAGTCGGTAAAGTAACGTTTGTTGACAACTACCTTCTCCAAGATTCGATCATTAACCTTGACGATTATGTCACGCGGAAGATTGCGCGAGCTATCGCTATGGCGCTGGACGCGGCGATTGTAAACGGGGAAGGGGCGGCAAATTATCAACCGACGGGTATTATCCCGAGTTTGCCTGCTGAGAACCAAGTAGAAGTCACGGCTGATGAAAACTTGATCAAAAATCTTGGGAAACAAGTTGGGTTGATTGACACTGGCGAGGATGCTGTTGGTGAAATTGTAGCGGTCATGCATCGGAAAACGTATTATAACCGTCTTTTTGAATATAGCGTACAAGTTGACTCTGCAGGGAATGTTGTCGGTAAGTTGCCGAACTTATCACAACCGGATTTGGTCGGGTTGCGTGTGGTCTTTAACAATAACGTGGCGGAAGATCAAGTGCTGTTTGGTGACTTTTCCAAATATACGCTTGTCGAACGCGAAAACATCACAATTGATCGTTCCGAACATGTGAAATTCGTTGAAGATCAAATGACTTTCCGGGGTAAAGGGCGTTTTGATGGTAAACCTGTAAAACCTAAAGCTTTTGCTCTTGTGACGATTACAGACCCGGCAACCGGAGCGTAAGGGAGTGGTGTAGTTGGCAAAATACGTTGTGATCAAAGATTTTCGCGATCTCCAAGACGATAACCACTTGTACCGAGCTGGGGATAAGTTTCCCCGTAAAGGGCGTGTTAAAAAAGAGCGTATTGAAGAGCTGTCAACCACAAAGAACAAACGCGGCGAGGTATTGATCAAAGAGGTCAAAGAAGATGATGCATGATGGATGAATTTATTTCCCAAGCAAAAGAACTTGTCAAAGCGAGATTGGGCATATCAACCACAATTCGCGATACGTATTTGCAGGAGATCGTCAAAAGCGTGGTCAGTGAACTGAATGAAGTACAAGGGTTGTCGCTTAATAATGACAGCCCTCATCATCTTATGTTCGTGGTCGATTATGCTTCGTGGCGCTATCTGAACCGTGATAGTCCTGATGGGATGCCGCGTCATCTTCAATTCCGGTTGCACAACCTTATGATTCAACAACACGCGAGTGGTGACGAAGATGGCGACGTTTGACCACGAACTTATTTTGATAAGCGAAGAAACCATATATGACGAAATAGGGAACCCTGTCGTCGTCGAAACGATAAATAGCGTTTTATGTAACGTGAATTCGATTGGCGGCAGGGAATTTTATGACGCCGCTGCGCAAGGGTTAAAGCCTGAAATCGAATTTGTTGTACATCGGTACGAATATAACGGCGAACAAAAAGTGGAGTTTGAAGGGGAAAGGTATACGGTTATTCGCACATACGCCACTGGCTTTGAAGAAATTGAATTAACGTGTGAAAGGGATGTCGGGGATGATTAAGATCAATGACCTATCAAAAGAAATTACTCAAGCTTTACGAGAATATACCATGGAAGTCGAGGAAGGGCTAGAAGAAGCGAAAGTTGAAGTCGCAAAAGAAACGGTCAAACGTTTGAAACAAACAAGTCCTAAGAAGACGGG